AATGTGAGGTTTTTAAGAAATGTAATGTAATTTTATCTTGAACTTCTGGCGTAAACTTTGTATCTGCATTAAACCCAGCTGCTATTGCTCTTTCTAAAATATATGGTGGCATATGTTGATATCTACCAATAGCACCTTGAGCATTTTGTGCCAACCAACCAATTGTTTTGTCTGTTGCTCTCCCTTGAGTTTTTCCTCTTGATGTATTAAATCCACCATAAGGGTCACTTTGACTTGCTTCTCCATCTGCAATAAAATCCAAAACTTTTTTATCTACATTATCACCAGAAACTGCTCTACCACTACCACTACCACTATAAGGTGCAGTTTGTTCATAGGCACCCTCATTAGTATTTTCAGTTCCGGTCGATGGAGCATCCTCACCTGAAGCAATACCTTCGGTTAATGGAGTTGTGAGTAATTTAATGGCATCCTCAAATCCGGTTCCCCAATTATCAACACTTAATTGAAGTTCATCAAAAGCAGTTTTAACTCTTCCAGAAGTATCAAGAAAATCAAATGTCATTAAATTTAATAAAGTCTCACCTAAAAGTTTTGTAAACTTTTTAAATATATCCGTGCTATTTGTAATAAAACCTCCAAGTATCTTACCCATTTGTTGAGTTCTGGCAATAAACTCCTTCCCCATCGCAATCCAAGTGGGTAGATTGTTAATTATCCATCCTGCGGTCACATAATTAAGAAATCCTATTAATCTTTCAAAAAATCCTTTGGCACTACCGGCAATTAACTGCGAAGGTCCACGAGGTCTTGTTACAAGATTCGATGCTTCAAGTTGCTCCTCTCTTTGCTTTCTTCTTTCATTTTCTTCCCTACGGTTTTGTAAGATTGTTTGTCTCTGGAATATTTCTTTTTTAACTCTTGTCCTATTGAGTAGAATGCTCTGTAGTTTTTTTATTGTCTTTGTTGAACTCGTAGGAACTTTTGACTGAAGTGGTGATGAGATTGCCATATTACATTACCACATTATAGTTTAATTGAGAATAAAGAACATAAAAATTATCAGGATTAGAAGAACTAATCAGAGGAGTATCGGTTCCATTTGTTGGTGCCCGTGAAATAGAAGATTGTTGATTATTACCTTGACCCGATGGCATCATAACAACATTTGGTGCTGGTTCAGTAAGTTCTCCTACATTTTGAGTGGGTTTAGGAAGTGGTTGAACCTGTGCTGGTGGTAGAGGTGCTGCCTGAACCATCGAAGGTTTTTCAGTCAACTTCATTTCAGTCCAATCATAACCCTTTGATTTTGCCCAGATTTTTGCCTGCTGTTGCTGCTCTACAGACATATTGTTCCAGGCAGACTCAATTCTTCCCCTAAACATAGAATTATCTTTATATTTCCAAGCCATCTCAAAGTTTTTTACCATTTCAGGACTTGGTGGAGGAATTGCAGGTGTTTGTGGTTGTACTGCTGCTGGTGCTGGTGATACCTCAGATGTTTGTGCCGCTGATGTTGGAAGCATAGGATTTTGCGGTTCAACTGTTGATGAAGAAATTTTTGCGTCTGCTTCTGCAGGTGCCATTATTGTTGGTGGTGGTTCTGATTTTGGATTTCCTGCCATAGGAGTTGTCGGTGAGACTTTTGCCGCTGGTGTTTCTGATTTTCCAAAAAACTTGTCGTATAAGTCTTTACCAAATCCAGAACCAATACTATATCCAGCAATTCCCGCACCAAATGACCCCAAAGGACCTAAAAAAGCTCCAATTGCAGCGGCAGGAGCCGCTGCAATAACCCCACCTGCAGCACCAGCAACTGCCCTTCCAGGATCTTCACCCATCGCAATATCAATTCCAGTTCCAAGAGTTCCTTGCAATAGGGGTCCTCCTAAACCCAAACCTCTTGTAAAGTTTCTTGCTCCTCCCAACATACCCCCACCACCAGGAGGTTTTGCACCAGCCGCAGCAGGAGGTTTTGGACCACCAAAAAGACCTCCTACGACCGGAGCGGCTTGAAGAGTGCTTCTCAAAAGGTTTAGGGGAGCTTTGGCAAGTTTAAGTACGAGACCACCGATTTTTCCAGCAAGTCCAGTAATAGTCTTAATTATTAAATCAAATCCTATTTTGATTGCGGCAAAAGCCCCTACGGCATATCCGATGTGTTTGAGAACATTATCTTTGATTTCTTCTAATTTATTTTTATTTCCTTCTGCGTTTGCCTTGAGTGCCTCAATTCCTTGATTCGTCAACCATCCGGCAAATAATGTAGTTAGAGCCTCTCCAATTCTTCCAAATATATTACCAACTTTTTTCTGAAGAGCCTGAACTGGTTTTGCAAGAGCATTTGTAATGTTTTGTTCTAATTGAGATTCTTTTCCCAGTCTAATATTTCTTTCTAAAAGTTTTCTTTCATTTTCTGCCTTTGCCGCTTCCTGTTGCTTCTCTAGGGCACTATCTTGCTGTATAAGATTAGAAACAGTTCCAAGACCATTATTTAAAGTTGCGGTTTCTGTTCGTAAGGCATCTATTGTACTTTTAAGAGCAGAAATCTCTTGAGTTTGTTGAATATTTTGAGTTTGTTGAATCTCTAGATTTCTTTCAACATTAACTAAACTTGCCTGAGGTTGTATTGCAAGAGCACCGCCTCTTCCTCCACCACCTCCACCACCAGGAATACCACCACCTCCACCGGCACCACCACTTATGACAGAACGAGAAACTGTTCTTGCCACAACATCTATAGTGGGTCCGATTGGAGATGATAGACTAGCCATTCTGTTGGTTCTTTAGATTTTGCTCTTCAATATATTGCGAAAGAAGAGTAATATAAACCTCTTTTTCCCAAGGTATAAGATTTTCTAATTCAGTCAAAGAATATTTATGATGCTGCATTAACTGAAATGTAGTCCTGTAGTATGACTCCAACGAAGTGTGAGCCATTCCTAGGCGAAAAAAGATGTTAGACCCTCCAATACGACCTCACTTTCAACTTTAGTATTAGGATTCTTTACCTTAATCGTATAAGATAATTTAGGCATAGTCTCAAAAAACTTTTCAATTTCCTTAAACTGATTTGTGGTGAGTTGCTCCAAAAACTCATTCAGTTCTTTTTTAGTTGTATCCACAGCATTCCAAGATTCTTCTTCACTATAAATTTGCTCTATACAAGCACAAATCATCTCAAAAGTATCATCCACACTCACAGATTCATTATTATTAAAGTTATTCTTAATGAACTCTTGCATCGATGGATATTTCATACGAAGTGTTAAGACATTATCAAGTTTAATGTCCTTTGAATGATTTTCATCTACATTTACTTTAATTTCATCCAGATTAATAGAAACAGGAACTTGAGTGGTCCCATCATCGGGGCAGGTAATTAGAACATCTACCGATTCTCCAACAGACTTTCCACGAATATTCAGAAACAAATATTCAATATCAAAGGTTGCCAATTGTTCTACCTTGATTCCTCTCGTAAGAATACAATTTGAAATTACAGTTTTGACCGCTTCTGCAATTTGTTTTGTATCCTCACTTTCCATCGCAATAATTAAAACCTTTTCTTCTTTAACTAGAAAAGGTCTATACTTAATATTCTTTTTTAATGAAGGTATTTCCAACTCATATGTTGGCACCGCAATTTTTGGGAGCATTTTTTTAAATTCAAATCAATTAAATTTTTATTTATACAAGAAAAGGAGCATTTCTGCTCCTCTCTTCCCGAAAAGAACCACCAGTTCAGGCATTAATATTTATATTATCTTATAAAGTTCAGGTAAACTTATTTATGTTACAATTGTTGGATTTACATTTCCTGGTGTAAAAATAACTCCTCTAACGCCACTCTCTCCAAGTGCAGAACCTGTTCTGTAAACTACTCTTTGGTTATTGTTGGTTTGAGTACCTTGATTATTTTGATTATTTTGATTACTTTGATTGTTGTTATTATTTCCAATAAACTCATTTAAGGAAAGAGACTTTCCGGCAATATAACGATCATATTCGAAAGTTACTGACATTTTAAGAATTTCAGATGAAGTATAACTTACCGGAATTGATGACATTGCCGATGGAAATAAACCAATAAAGGTATATTCCACTTCTTCATTATAATCTCTATCAAACTTTATGATTGTGGTTGAATTGGATTTATAATATTCTGGATATTGCATTCTCGAAATATAATCTCTGCGATTCTGTCCCACAGGAGCAAGTTGGCTTCCAATTGGATTATTAGAACCACTTGCGATAAACTCCATCCAACTTTCCATAAATTTAAGAGCATTATAATTTCTATCTACATAAAACTCAAGAATAATTGCAGAATACTGTCTTGTATGAGCGAACTTCTCTGTTATACCCATAAAGTTTCCACTAATATTTGCGGTTGCCATAGAAGTAGTTGGAAGAGATGCAGAAAAGCAAAGTAGACCACAATCTTCGGCAATAAATCTTGAACTAATTCCTTTACGAAAAAGATAAGACATTAGTGGACCTCCAATTGGTCCAACTCCACCAAATCTTACTTCATAATGAGAAGTTTGTGCGAGATTTGTGAATAAAGGTTTAAAATCTGATATTTTACGGATACTGGGCACTCTAAATACCTTTTATGAGTCCTAATAGTATAAGTATTTAGATGTCTTATAAGGGAAATTAATTACTATAAATATAAGGGAGACCCAACAGAAAGATAATGTTTGTATATCAAATAGTCAATAAAATTAATAATAAAAAATATATTGGAATAACATCTAGATCATTAGAAAAAAGATTTAAAGAGCATAAGAAACATTTAAATTGTGGCATAGCAGCGGCAATTATAAAATATGGAGAGGATAATTTTTATATTGAAAAATTAGAAGAATGTAGTAATTGGGAAGATTTATTGAAAAAAGAAAAATTATGGATCAATAAAATTAGTCCCGAATACAATAAAACATTAGGCGGAGAAGGATTATTTGGATTTAATCACTCAGAGGAAACTAAAAATAAAATAAGTTTAAAAAATAAAGGAAAACCTACTCCAGATCCTGAAGGTAATAAATTAAAAGAATATAGAGAATTATATGGAAATTTTTGGACTGGGAAAAAACACACAGAAGAATATAAAAAATTAAAGTCTATAGATAGATTAAATTACTATCAAACAGAACGAGGAAAAAAACAAAAAGAAGAAATATCAAAAACTTTAAAAGAAAAAGGTATAAGACCTCCAGATAATGCATTAGGATCAACAAAAGGAACAAAATGGTGGAATAATGGAAAAATTAATAAAAGATCTATTGAAAGTCCAGGAGAAGATTTTATATCCGGAAGAATAAAGGGAAAATGGAAATGGAATAAAAACAAATGAAAAAGTTTTTACAAGGAAAATATTCTCCAAAATTTCCGGAAAAATATAAAGGAAATCCCTGCGAAATCTATTATAGGTCAAGTTGGGAATTAAAGTTTCTCAAATATTGTGATACGAATGAAAATATTTTAGAATATGCCTCCGAAGAACTGGCAATTCCTTATCGTTCTCCCGTAGATTCAAAAATTCACAGATACTTTCCTGATGCATATATAAAAGTCAAAGAACCAGACGGAAGTATCAAAAAATATCTGATTGAAATTAAACCTCATAAACAAACGATGCCTCCACCCAAACCAAAAAGGCAAACCAAAGGATATATCTATGAAGTATATGAGTATGCCAAAAATCAATCGAAATGGGAAGCAGCAAAAGAATATTGCAAAGACAGAGGATGGACCTTCAGGATTTTGACGGAAAATGAATTGGGGATTTCCAAAAAATGAACCGCATCAAACCTCTACTTAAAAAATTATACGGAACAGAAGATGCCGATGATTTAATGTTAGAGATACTTGATGTATTAAAAGAAACCACCGGTTCTCCAGAAGCAGGTAATATCTACACTTTTGTTTATAAACCAAAGACTCCGGGAATAAGATACGATGCAAATCCTTTGGTTGCGGTCACAAATGTTTATTCCTGGGGATTTAGTGGTATTAACTTTCACTGGGGAGAAAAACGACAATATACTCTTGAGGAAGTGATTGGACCTCTACATATTGTGAATAAAAATGAGCTTGGTGATTTAAGAAGAATACCTTTCGGGCAAATCAAGATAAATAACTAAAAAAGATAAATGGCGAAAACATTTAGATATCCACTAAAGAATATTGATACTTCCGATGATTATTTTCTAATTGAATCTTATGATTATATTCCACCTGGATTAAATCTTAGTGAAACGAGTTTTGCACAAAGAAGTTCTGATGATGTTGTTGCAGAAGGTGGGTATGGAAAAAAAAATATTAGAGGAACCGTAATACTACCAATTCCAGAAGGTATTCAGGATAGTAATAGTGCGAGTTGGGGTGAAGGTAATATGGGATTCATACAGGCTGCAGCACTAGGGGCAGCAAAAGAAACAATTGAAGGAGGAAATCTTGTAAAATCTATACCGGGAGTGGTTAAAAATCTATTTGCTAAAGCAACTTCAGCATCAAAAACAGCAATTGGACAAGATGCATTTCAAACATTTTTTGCCAGTGAGG